GGATTTAGAGAAAACCTATACAGGGTTAATGGAAATAGTTCGGTTTTATTTAGATAAAAAGAAATTGTTTAATAAGTTTAGCCTTAGCTCCCATATCATTTGAAACTTTATCTTTAGTAATATCGGTTAATATTTTTTCAGAAGATAGAAAACCAATCGAATCAATAACAAAAAGGTACTTACCCCATTCTTCAGGGTCATCTATTACATCATTTAGAGAATTAGTGACCTCTTTTGTTAATTCTTCAATTGATTCAATAGGGACTGACATAACATTTTCAAGGTCTACCCCCAAAGATGACTCCAATCGCCCATCTTTATCAAATTCTGTATCAAAAATAATAATCTTCATACCCTCTTTTTGAGCACCCTTTTGAGCTAAAGCTGATATAAAAGATTTACCCGATTGTGATGGCCCAAAGAGCGTTGTTATACGCCCTGTTGGGAACCCACCAAATAAATCACCAGAAATAACAGCATTCATTGCTGGTATTCCAGTTGAAATATACTTATCAATTTTTGCTATAACATTTTCAGAATCATTTAACTCTGACGCAAAAGAATTTCTCTTTTTAATAGATTTGAATAAATCACCCATATTAATCCTTAAATTCAATTACATCACCACTCGGATCAACAATGCTCTGCTGTTCAGCAGCAACTGATTGAGATACGCCGCCTTGTGTTTGTTTACGTGAGTTTTCAAACATATCAAACATTTGATTGTATATTTCAATTGTACGTTCTGTTGGTTTTGTTTGACAAAAGTTAATACAAGATTTATTGAATTCCCATAATACAGGCTTTTCGCTATCAAGCAATTCAATATAAACATACGGAATAAATCTTAGATTAATTTTACCATTATGTTCTTCTGCAACAATTACCATTGGTTGCTCAATGGTAATTTTATCACCATCTTCACCAATAATATTACCAATCATAAGACGCCCCGTGTTATCAGAGAAACACACTACATTATTTTTATTTTCTTTATCCATAAATTTACCTTCACCTATATAATACCACATTAATTTAAAATTGTCAATAAAAAATTTAAGATTTAATCGAATAAATTTTCAATGTTAATCTTAACTTGATAATCTGGTGAACCAAGACTCCAAGATAATGCATTATAAAATTCTTTAATCGAATCTTTAACAGCCTTTTCAAACTGCGTTTTATTATCAACTTCAAAAATTTCCTCAAACTCCTTGGGATATTCGCCCGTAAAAGATATTATGTCTATACCATACCTATTATTAGATTTAACATAAACAAATTTAATTTTATCTGTTTCAACAATTGGCTCATATTTATTATTAAGACCTAAATCTTTAATTATTAAATTATAATAATAAGCCCCCCTAGCATGAGCAGACATTCTTGGTGCAGTTCTCCACCCATCACATTTATCAACATATGTGTTAAATGTATTTACAGACTTATTCATACATATATCATTTACTCTTAACTCTTTGAATTTATTATAAGCACACCTATACTTATAATCCGCACTATCTTTATCAACAGTAAGAACCAATGTATGTACAATATCTTTAACCAATTCTTTAATTTGTTTTGGTAATAATGCAGATGCTAATTTAACACCCTTATATTTCCAACGTTTTTCTTCATCCTTAATATCAACGCCTTCATCAGATAAAATATGCATAATATAATGTTTTTTAACACAAAATATAGCCTTATCTGCAATAGCTTCCATTTTAAATTCAAACCTACAATCATTAGAATTTAAAGTTTTATTACCCCATTCTTTAATTTTAGTATTCAATAATGCTTCAATTTTTTCGCAAATATTAACAATATTATTATACACCATACCCTCTTCGGTATAAAAAGTTAAATTATATTTTGATATAATATCTTTAATTGTAATATACACAGAATCCGTATCGTTATAAATCACATATTTTTCAGTATCATCACCATTTACATCAAGTATACCCTCAATAATTTTATTCAATATAGTCGAAGACTCTTTAATAACAGATTGGCAAGTAATAGTTACAGACTCAGCAATATCTACATCAGACATTGGAGCATATTGATTACCACAATACCCGTATAACGAATTCAAAATTACTTTTAATGAATTTTGAAACACACTTAATCTATCAATCTCATCTTTTACAGAGTCATCACTAGATAATTTAAGTTCTTTAAGCTGTTTCTTGACTTCAACACGATTTGAATAAACCTCTTCAACAAGTTTTGGAAAAATACCTTTCCTATCTTGCGTAAATAAAATATTTGATTTACTAATTGCTAAATTTGCTGTTTTTAACAACTTATCGAAATTATCTCTTGTTAATCTTGTTTCTTTTCCCACATTATCCTCAACTATAGCATCATTACCAATAAACCGAACCTTACCAAACTTAGTTTCTGGTGAAATATTTAATGTTATAATTGTCATTGGATATAGAGAATTTAAGTCGTACGAAACGACATATTCATACAATCCCTGCTGGGGTTCTTTTACATACGCCCCATCATACGATCTATGCGCCCCATCTCTTTCATATGTTGGAATTATTTTACCTTCTTCTAGAGCATTAACACTAACGTACCCATTAATAATTGGTACAGTCGATAAACTCTTATCAAAAGATGTTAATCCCATATATCCAATAATTCTACATGTATCAAGAAATTTTAATTTATCATTAAGTAGCCTAATACCATTAACATCTTCAATGTTATAAAAAACGAAACTATCCCAATCTTTTTTAGAAAAATCATAAAGGGTATCATCACCATATGATACCTTACCTTTACCAATCTCAATATCTAAAATTGTATCTAACTTGTTATTTGGTCTAGGTTTTAAATCAAATTTAACGTAAACATCCTTATAATCTAAAATTGAAATACCATCAATTCTATAATCCCTAATCAATACATCGTGTTGGGCTGACACTTTCTGTTTTCTTGAAATTTCATATACATTACCTGTTGGAGAAAGTAATTTTACATATTTTTTACCCAATATCTTTTCTACCCTATTAGCAATATATGGTATATCGAACGGTAGATTCCATCCAGTAACAATATCTGGATAATCTCTTTTCCAATATACTAAAAATGACTCTAATAATTCTTTTTCAGTTTCGTGATATGTAATTTTAATATCGGATGATGACTTTATCTTTTCATATCTCTCTTTATTTTCATCTGATAAAAATCTCGAATTAAATGGTTTTTCCAAACACCAAACCCTAAATTCATTTTTCAACGAATTGTAGATTGTTATAACATTAATCGGATAATTTGTCTCCCAAGGGTCTGGAAAACCATCATTTGATACAGCCTCAATATCGATATAAAAAATAGATAAAGGATTTAATGAGAAATCTTTACTTTTACAATGTTTCCAAAAAGCATCAATCAAAAACTGTTGAGTTACAGGTAAATTGCCATAAATTCTATTATTACCAGATAATTTAATAGATTTACTACGCTCAAAATCATTCGGAAATTCATGTTTTTTTAAATTTCCACCAAAAATCGACTTATATTCCGTTTTATTACCAGTTTCTGTGAAATAATAAGGATGATATTTATAATCTCTTGTTACGCGATTACCGCAATCATCCCAAGTAAACATTTTAATAGTAGATGTCTTACGATCATAGGTTATATTTCGGTACATATAAGCATATTACCACAACAATACTAAAAAATCAAGAATTAATTTTGTTTAAATTCACCCTTTTATTGCTGTTTACCGGATATTTGTACAACTCATCCCACATTTCAAGATTGTCATCCAACCATGAATCTTTCGTTAACATTCTCGATTTACGAGCAGCTTTCATATAAACATCAGCATCCTTAGTTAAAGTTTTAATCTGATCGTACAAGTCATTTGGAGTATCAAATGTATAGATTGCATCCTCATATGGTTCAATATCTGATTGACAAATACATGGAACACCATATGCACCAGATTCTATAAGCTTAATATTAGATTTTGAACGATTAAAGTTATTTTTTAATAAAGGAGCTATAGAAATATTAATTTTTAATGAATTAAGATACTCTGCATATCTAACAACTGGATTATACTCATAATATTCAATCTTACCACTCTTCCATAATGGTATAAATTCTCTAGGAATACCCCCATAAAATACCCACTGAAATTCGTTAAGTGTTTTTAATACAAGTGGTTGTAACTTTGTAAAATCATCCTCAACTTTACCTGTAATTGAATAATGAGAGCCACTACCAGCATACATAATTCTAGGTTTTTTCTTATTTTTTCTAAAATTAACCTTTAATTCATCTTCATTATAAAAACGATCTACCCAAAAACGAGGCATTTTATTAGGAATATATGTAATATTCTGATTTGAAATCTTACTTTTTAAATAATCTCGTAAGAATTTTGTTGAAACTGTTATTTCATCAGACATATTCATCATATCAATAATATTTTGACGATATTCATCATTAGCATACCAACGTCTACCATTATTATATAAAGGAATATCCTCATAAAGTGGTAAATCATCCAATTCATACATTAATCTTGTATTATATCTTGATGTAAATTCCCTAATTTTTGAAAAAACCTTAAACTGTAAGCTAGAAACTTGTCTTTGAAATCTAACAGCATCTAAACCTTCATACCACCCCCCATCAAGTACTGGTCTTTTAAAATCACTAATTATATATTCATCTTTTACTGAATTTAACATATAATTTGGCCAAATCATGCGATAATGAGCACATCCACTTTTATCAGCACAATGTGTAACAATTTTGGTTAAATTATCACTTTTTTTACTCGAAATTGGATTTTCTGGTTTAGGCATAGCTCTACCAATAATTGAACTACCACCAATAATTGAACTACCACCAATAATTTGACTATTCATGCAATTATTTACTGCCCAATAATCATTTGTCAAGCACCAGCCACCAATCCCCCCTACCCTTCTGCCACTGTCCACGCATATTGATTTAAATATATTAATATATATATATTATAGTAACTTCATCTAAGATTTCAGCAAAAATTATACTATTTTTTAATCTTTTGTTTTTTTGTAGTGTTGTTTGGGTCGCTGCGCTCAATTCAGATAATTCTTTTCAATAAATTAAGTATATTTTCCCATTTTACCTATTTTATAGTTGACTTTTATTCCCCCCTGTGTTAATATTTTTATATGAGTTTGAAATCAGATAATTTTCATGGATTATTGCATCTGTATGCCCCTAAAGAAATCATGGATAGTATTGATTGGGGTAAAGAGGTAAAGGAATTAAATAAGGAGCAGAGAATATTTAGAACAGTTAGGGTTGATACGTTAAAAACTAATTTTATTTTAATGTTGAATTTTCTATCACACACAATAAACGATTGTCATAATCCGTGTGTAGGAATAAGTAGAGAAAAATTATCAAAAGCTTGTTCATCAAAATATTATAGAATTGTTATAGATATTTTAAAGAAACATAAGTATTTATACGTATTAACAGTAGATGATAAGGAAACATATTGTGTAAAAGTATTTTCAAAGAGTTATAGATGGAATAAATCTAAAAATCAATTTAACACAATGGTTGATATATATAAACATCCAGTGCGGGATACCAGAGTTATTAATAAAGTATTAGATAATATTGAATTATATCAATGTTTTAAATATATCAAGCCAAATTTAAATAAAACTGATAAGAATGTGTCAGTAGTAAAGAGACCAAAGGGTTTTAATAAAGGCGGTAGGGGTATTAGAGGTATGTTACGTGATATGAATTATATAATTAAGACTAAAAGACGTGATATTTATGTTACTCCCCCATCATTTTCGGTGAAATCTAATAGAGTAAAGTATGGGATACAGTTAAAATTATGTAAAAACTACGGAATTGTATTGAGAAATACTTATTACATTAAGTATACATCAGAATATATTAAGAAATTATATGATAAAATTGTTAGTGCATTTGATATTGGCACAAATATTTACAATAATATAGCTGAAGGACATAGTTTCTGGTCGTTTTTCAGAACATGTAGAAGTAGTCATATGATGTTTTACAATTAAATTGATTTAAATTTCAATTCGTTGAATATTTTATTATCAAGATATGATAAATTGTAGTAATTAATTTTATCTTTGATTTTTTTGAATGATATCGTTGAGGCTTTATCTTTTTTGGTTATAATTTCTGATGATAACCACTCTCTAAGTTCAGATTCTTTAGATTCTAATATTTCATCGAATGATAAGTATGTATCTTTATATGCTAATATTGGTAATATTTTTAATATTGTTGATATATTCGTATCATAACTTGAAATAAACTTCTCATGGTCATGAAACCACTCAAAAAACTCAGAATGTTGGGGTTTTCCAATAATTAAAAATGATTTTTTGTTATTGGTTATATAATCAATTGTATTTTTTATAAAATAATTTAAAAAAATACGTTTATAATTTCTTGATGACAGTTTTAGCTCATTAAAATCGATTTCTTGGCGATATAAATTATTGATAATATCTATATCGGTAGGAATTCTAATTTCGTTATCATAATCTACAATTTTAAACCCCAATACTTCCATATTTTTCATATAACGTTTTAACACCAATATATTTTTTTCTAATCTGCCTCTTTTTTGGGGAAAGTTTACACTTTTCTGGAAGCCATGTCAACTTAAAAAACTTTTCTGGAACAACCTTATTAATATAAATACCATATTTATCATACATCCATTTACAATTGATTGAAAAACTTCTAGAACCATCGTGTAATTGGAACGATCCTTTAACATCTATAACATACTCAGTATTATTATCATGAGTGGAAATTAATTTACTATTTTTCATTAATTCCCATCTTTCGCCAGCTATGATATTAAAATCTGGAGTATATGAATGTGGATTTAAAAGAGATTTCTCAATTTCTTTAATCTTTGTTTTTAACTGTTTTGTTACAGTTAAAGTTTGTTTAGGCGAAAGATTGTATTCTGTTGTATTATATGAGAATTCTGAAATTATTTTGTATTTTTTAGCCTCTAAGCACCAATGATAGAAATCTACTTCTTCATTTGAATCAAAGTGTATTCCATCATATATAATTTCACTTTTTTTGTTTTTTGCCACTAGATTTTTTCTTTTTATTTTTCTTTTTAGTGGTTTTAGTAAGAGTATCTGTTATTTTATTGCGTCTAATTACTGGCATTTTTTTATTGGTTGTTCCAAAAATATTGCGAGCATCATCAGGAGCATAAAAGTCATCAGAAAATTGGTCTACTGATGTTCCACCAACACCAGCATCACCAGTTGTCATTTCTTTAATTAATTTTGATACATCAACCTTATTATATTTTTTCCAAAATAAATTTTTAGTTTTTTGAATAAAGTTGTAGTTGTTTAATGATTTCTCATTTAAATTTATTTTTTTCTTGACTTTACTATCTATATAGGATATAATATAGTTATTGTCAGACTTTTCTAATGAAATAACTTGTTTATATTTATGTTCTCCCTTTTTAGAGAACAATAAATCTTCATTAAAGAGTTGTTTGAAGTTTAGCATTTGAAATATTTATAATATGAATGAGAAAAATCAAGAAGATATTTTAGAACTGTTGGATCATTACGGTAAGGAGTATGCTCAAGATTCTACTATTGATGAATTTAGGTTAAAGGAAATGGAGCTTAAAATACCAGGTTTAAAGGGCAAATGGGCAAGCTATAAAGCTGTAAATAAAGCTAGACTTTTTCAATTAAAGGAAGAACGAAATCATTTAGTTGAAGAGGGTGTACCAAAACTTATCAAACGTAACGAAGAATCTGGTAATCCCCCATATTCTGAGAAACGTGCAGAATATTTAATTAGATCATCAAAAAAATACAAAGAATTAACAGATAGTATAAATAAATTAACTATATTATGTGAGTATTTTGATGATGCTCTTAAAAATATGCAACAAATAGGATTTGATGTTAAAAATCTTGTAGATACAATTAAAATTGATGAGATGCAATGAGAACCAAATTTATTATAAATAATAACTCAACATTAACAGATGAATCATGCTTTGAAGCTGTTAGCCATGTTATTAAAAAAGGAAAAATAAGTAAATCTACTTATGGTAATCAATATTGTTTTCTAACAAATATGTGCGATTATGATAAAACATTTTCTGTAATGGTATATTGTAAATTAACAAAAACGGGAACCACTATATTCTATGTTTCAGATAAACAAATATGAGTAAATATAATGAAATAAAAGTTACATATGTAAGTGATAGGGTATGTAGATTAGATATAAATAGTACATTTTTTCCTATCATTAAAAATAATTTTTCATATGTTAATCCTGCTATTAAATATGTAAAAAGTTCGTCTGAACCTAAGCGTATAAATGTTATAAAATCATCTGGTGAATGTGGTATAGGATTATTATGGAAAATAATGGATTTCATTGATGAAATGAAATGGGATGTTGAACTTAAATTATCTAGTAAAGTTCAAGAATGTTTGGTAAGAACCATTTCAGTCGAAATATCCTCACCACCAAATAAAGATTTTAAACTTAGAGATTATCAAAAAACATCTGTAGAAAACGCTTTTGAGCTAGGTGGTGGTTTATGTCTTGTTGGTACAGGTGGTGGTAAGAGTTTAATTATAGCTACTATTTTAGAAACATTATATAATAACGTATCTAAAGATTTTAAAGCACTTCTTGTTGTGCCTAATTTGGGTCTTATTAAACAGATGTATGATGACTTTACTAAGTACAATTGTTCGTTTTCATATTCAAAATGGAGTGGTAAAGAGCCTTTAGATAAAACCACTAATGTTGTTATTGTTAATACTGGATTATTACAACGTTCAACAGAATTAGATGGTAAAGATTATGTAGAATTTTTTAATAGTGTAGAATATTTATTATATGATGAAGCGCATTTATTTGCTACAGATAAAGTTGTTTATCCTAAAGCATCAAATCTTTTGATGAGATATGAATATAAAAATATATTTGGCTTTACTGGTTCTTTAAATACTGGAACAATTGCTGGTGATAGGGTGTTATCATATTTTGGTAAACCATTTTATGTTAAAACGTCAAAAGAACTTAGGGATGAAAACTATTTGACAAATATTTCAGTTAAAATGATAACATTTAATCATAATTATAGTGAAGATGAATTATATGTTAGTGAAGATGATTTGAAGAAAAATGGTGATACACAAGTTGTAAATTATCATAATGAAATGGATTTTATATCTGCATCTAATTTTAGAAATAATAATATTAAAACAATAATTTCAAAACTAAATGGAAATACACTTATATTAGTTGATAGAATTGCCCATGGGGAAATTCTACAGAAAACATTTCACGATATACCAAATAGAGAAATTTATTTTATAAGAGGTGATATGTCAACTGATGATAGGGCGGAAATTATATCTAAAATGGAGAAACAAGATAATATTATTTGTATAGCAATGGCTAAAATATTCTCAACAGGTATATCAATTAATAATTTACCATATGGTTTCTTTTATTATATTGGTAAAGCGTGGAATAAAACTATTCAGAGTGTTGGTCGTGGTCTTCGTTTACATGATAGAAAAGATGTTTTCACGCTTTTTGATATATGTGATAATTTAAGATTTAGTAGATTACATGCTAAACAACGTAAAAAGATTTATGATGATCAAAAAATAGAATATATGGAGTATGAAATTTATGACAATTAAAAAGAAAAAAGATAATAGGGGTAGAAAACGCGGACAATATTATGTTGAAAATGAAGACCTTGTTAATGAGATACAATATTATTATGATACAGGGGTTTTTACGGACGTTTTAGGTAAATATATATTACAAATTGTTGAGGGTGTAGCTCATATGCCAAATTTTATTAATTACTTTAAGGAGGGCAACCCTTGGGGTAATGAGATGAGAAGTGATGCTACATATAGAATAACAAAATCTATTAAAGATAAGACATGTAAAATAATCCCTGAAGATAAAATTGGTGAAGTTGCTCTTGATGAAAATGGAAAGCCATTATATAAAAAAATAAAAAAAAGAGGTAATTATGATGAAGACGGTGAGTTTGTTCTTGACGAAAATGGTGAAAAGGTTATAATGTTTGTTGAACAAAATAATATTCATAGTTATTTTACTAAAACAGC